TTAAGTGACGGCTAATGTGGTGAGCTAGAAAAATACAATGCCGTCGATATTGGAGTAATAAGCTATGAGAAGCGAAATTAAAGAGATTGGTGAAGATATAACTATCTTCACCAAGGAACATTACAAGGGGTTAGAAGTGATTAAAGATATAAATATCTTTAACAAGCTAAGACTTTACTTTGCCTTAGACCTCGGTATAAGACCCGACAAAGAGGACAGGGAGAAGTACCAACTAGCATTTTTTAATGCTAGCTTTACCTTTAGACTCGATAAAGAAGGGATAGATAGCGAAGAGAATCTATGTAAGTCGGAAGGAATGAACCTCTTTGGTAAAGAGGGGTGCTTTACATGGCTAGATAGAACGATGAGTTATCTTCACATAAATGCTGACTATGGAGATTTAAACCAAGATACTAAAGAGCCATATTTAGAAGTTAACATTGGAACTAAAAATTTAATTACTTTGTAATTAAAAACTAACTAGGAGAAAATCATGAAAATAATAAAACAAATAGTGTCGATATTTGACCAAGTAATGGATTTTTACGAATGGTTATTAATCGAGAATAACGGTAGAGGTCTTAAAATATTAACCGCTTGGATGTCATTAGGATTACTCTTCGCGTTGATAGAACTGTGGACGAGAAGCCTTTAATATTATTTACTAGCATCTGAATGTAAATGAAGATGCTAGTAAATAATAAAACAATTCAAAACCCAAACCAAATCGGAGGAACCGAAATATGAGTGAATATACATATTCAGAACTCGATGCTATGGCTCATAGCAACATTAAATCTATTGCAATGCAAAAATGCAAGGACGAAAACAAACCAACTAGTTGGTGTCAAACGACTCGTAAGCATAAGCTTATCATGTTTATACTTGGCAAGCACAACCCTTTTAGTGAGGACAAAGATACTGTTCCAGCTCCAGCGCCTAATCCAGCTCCAGCACCTAGCACACCGCCCGCTGGTAGCCTTGAGGATATGCTAGCAGAGCGAGTCGCTGATAAGATTGGTGACGACATCTACAAGAAAAATGAAGAGATGAGGGACGCTTTCATTAACGAGGTAAGACAGTCTAGCGACGAGGTAGCGAAGATGATTGACCAAAAAGTGAGCCACTTACAACGTCCTGTAGTGTTAAAAATTAACGACGTAGAGACCAAAGTGCCCGATGGGCTTAAGCACAAACAGTTTACTCGAGTCCTAAAAACGCTCAAAACGTTCAAACGTGTTTGGCTCTGTGGGCCCAGCGGGACAGGTAAATCTCATCTTGTCAATCAATGTGCTGAAGCCTTAGGCTTCAAAGCTGAAGACAATACCTATCAGTACCTAAAAGGTAGTGCTGGAGTTACTGAGGCTCACATGACAGGGCGTATGACTTTCGACGGTACATTCATTGATGGTGTCGTATCAAATACATTTAGGGACGGTAAATTCCTATGTCTCGATGAGTTTGATGCTTTCGATGCAAATGCTGGTCTTATATTTAATTCTGTGTTCGATAATCAAGGTATTATTAGCACACCAAACGACAAAGATAATCCTCATGTTATGAAACATGAAAACTTCCATGTAGCGGTGTGCTCAAATACATGGGGAGATGGAACAGACTTCGAGTTCGCTGGTAGAGGTCAGCTAGACCTAGCTACGCTAGACAGATTACAACTACAGAAGGTTTATGTCGACTATGATAAAAACATCGAAAGAGCGCTGGTAGGCGAGTTTTCCGAGCTAGCACAGATGTTTTGGAGTCTCAGAGCCAAATGTGACGAGAATCACATCAACAGGACAATCAGCACTAGGTGTTTTTTAGACGGTCAAAAGTGGAGACTAGCTGGAGACAGTAACCGTCAAATACTAGATACGTTCACAAAAAATTGGACGAAAGAGGAACTTGATAAGGTCGACATCAAGTCAATAAAAAGAGAATATAAATAACTTATACAGGAGGTATATACATGGATTTCACTATGGACAACATATTAGAACCTAAAATTATCGACGATAAATTGGAAGGTAAGCATGCTATTGTACACATGAAAGATATGCGCTCTTTCTTGAGTATAATCGATGAGTTAGATTATTATTACGAAAGAGACAGAGATTCTAAATGGCAATTTGGACAGTACGTAGACACAAAGGAGTCGCTTTTGAGTCATCTCAAAAAAGGTCAAACGTCTAAATCTATGATTCGACGTTATCATAAACTTCGTGCTAGCATCAACGGTAAATTTGATGTGTCTAAGTTTGCTGGCTCGGGTATCAGTTGTAAACGTAAGCGAGTTAGACGCGAGGATGGTGACGACTTAAGTATGTCTAGATTAATGGCTGGTTCCGATAACTATTGGACAACTGTCGAACGTAAGTCCAAGCGTGCTAACGTGAGGATAGGTATGAACATGGCCATAGCATACAATCACAAAGAACGAGATTTCGCTATGCTAGGAGCCACGCTAGCAACGATTTGTGATGTCATTACAAAACTTGGATACTCATGCGAGGTATTTGCATACAATTTCTGTAGATACGAGGGGTCTAAATCATGGGATTACTTTGGTATGTCTATACCAATCAAGAAACCTAACGAGCCTCTTGATGTTCACAGGCTTATGAGCGCGGGTCTTCCAGGATTATTTCGATTCCTTATGTTTGGTATCATGGACAAAAAATACGGCTTTGATGGTAGCATGGGCAGACAGACACAGACATCCGATTGCTACAAACGTGAGCTTAATGTGATACATACGGTAGAACAGAAGTTCTGTAAAACAAAAGAACATGCTATCGATGGACTTGATAAGGCACTTAAAAACATAGCAGAGAAACCGAAGTGGTTTAATTAATTATTACTTGATACTTTAGTGAAAGTAATAATTAATAAAAGGAATAATACATGAACCCAATAAACATAGATGAAAATTGCCAATTTTTAAAAGATTTAGAAACTAAAAATAGCGGTGTAAATATGGCTATATGGAATTTGATTACATCAAAGAAAGACCTAGCATTGTTTTGTAAGGGTATAAAACCGCACAGAAATTGGCGTTTAAAAAATGTTAAACAATATTTTGGATTGTTTGATACAAATGGCAAACATAATATAAAAAAGGCACTTGACTTGCTGTATGAAGTCATTGTTCCTAACAATGAAAGGGAAAAATAAATGAATATATTTGCTCTTAGTCATAGTCCAATTGTATCAGCACAAATGCAACATGATAAACATGTCGTTAAAATGGTGCTAGAATCAGCGCAAATGCTATGCTCCACGTTTGACCCGAATGTGTATGATGTGCCTTACAAAAGGGTGCATTATAATCATCCATGCACTAAATGGGCGAGGGAAAACATCGGCAATTTCTTTTGGCTTGTAAATCATGGATTAGCGCTAGCATCTGAATACACTCACAGATACAATAAAATTCATAAGTCCGAGGCAATTATCAAGTGGTGTAAGAAAAATATACTTAGCACAGACATATCAAAACATCCGACGATTACACCGTTCGCTCAAGCCATGCCCGACGAGTACAAAGATAAATATTCTGTGCTAGCATATAGAAAATATTATGTAGGTGAAAAGCTGAATAATGCCAAATGGACAAACCGACCAATACCTAAACTTTTTCAACCATATATTAATTAATTATTACTTGATACTTTAGTGAAAGTAATAATTAATTAAATAAACCAATCGGAGGGCCAACAACATGGCAACAAAATCAAAACCAGCAGTATCAATCGAGTTCTCATCTAAAAAAGCACAGGACTTTTTTGCTGAGCTCGTGTCTAAACAGATAGCTAGGATTGTAGGCATGGACAAAAATAACAGAAGAATCGTTGATAAGTTGTTTAGCTTTTATACGAATGTCGTTTTTAGAGCTATCAGCAAGGCTCTTAGTAACGAAAACTCTGATGCTTATATAGACAAAAGAAAAAGGGTGTTGATAATAGCTACTTTGCTGGCAGATATGCAGACTATGATTGTTCCACTCGTGTCTAAATTACGTTACGATAAATTAGACCCAAGTTTAATTTTAAATCCCGACGATTTAGCTAGAAATAGCGGTGTTATAGACAAGACAGAGTCTTTGTCAATCGTTTGTAAGCACACTTCCGAGGGTCAAATAATGGAGACATATATTGGGGATGCTATAACTATTCCCGAGGATGAACTTACAGACGAAGTAAAAAAACTTTTAGACAATATTTCTAGCACAGATATTGTCGGCAATTCTTAATCAATAACAAAAAAAGGAGCATATAATGCATACAATACAAGTAAGTGACAATAGTGAAATCAGAGTAACAAAAGATACCGTAAACGGTAGAACCTTTGGGCAGATAAGACTTTGGACGAAGAAAAAAGATACTGATGAGATGATTCCAACACGTAAGGGGGTAGCATTTAATCCCGAGCTAGCACCAAAAATTATTGAGGGATTAATTGCGCTGGACGAGCAGACAGTTACTGCGTAAATTATGTATTTAACCGAGGGTCAGCATGTATATGTTGGCCCTCACAAATAAGGAGAAATAAATGAAAAATCTATATTATGGAATAGCTGATTGTCATGGAATAGAATCTTTTCTTAAAAAAGATTCAGACATGAATAAAAACATGAACATCATGAAAATGCGAGCAGATGCAAATGAGCAAAGACATGCTATCCTGTATGTAACTGAGCTTGATACGAAGAACGCTGATTTTATAGAAGGACTGATTAATAAAGGTAAGTACGAAGAGGCTTTGACGTACTTAAAGGAAGTGAATAAGAATATAAAAGTTAGTGGTGGCGAGGATGCTAAAAAAAGCCTTGATGTTATTCCCAATCCAAAGCTAGACCCTTTTAAATAGTTATCTAATTAAGAGGAGCGAGGGCGGGAGAAAGATACCACGAAAAACCGCCCTCGCATTATGTATAGTCTAACCCATAAAACAAATAAAAAAGTTAGACATAACTAACAAATAACAAACGCTAAAATATACTAATTTCCTTTGTAATTTTCAACTATTTTTTTAAAATCATTTATAGTTGGATATATACTTTTATCAGCCTGTTCTTTATTTAAAATGAACTTAGGATTACTTTCTTTTTCATATTCCCAAGTTTTAGAATCTTCCCAATCACCTGTAGGTGAAAATTTATAAGCCATGTTTGCGGGTACGTCATTAAAGTTTTTAAGCTCGGATGCTAACTTTTCTATTTCCTTAAATGCCTTACCTTTTCCTAACCTGCCATTTCGTGCTAGCTTACAAACTTGAGATATGCCGTCAGTTATTTGATAAACTTTGTTTACGGTATTCTTAAGATGTGCGCCTAGATTATCTCTTTGCTCTTTATACTGTTGTTTTTTTAGCATCTATATCCTTTCTATAATCGTGTCTAATTTTTTTGTAATCTTTTCTAATTACAAATTTTACACCGCCTTTATCATCTTCAACTTCTTCTTTTATTTCTAAATGAGAATATTGAAAATCATCAGACAGGCTATCTCTGTTTATAAAATCTATAAACTCAGTTGCTCTCATTTTTCTTCCTTTCTTTTGCTAGCATAAGTTTTAATATTGCTGAAGATAGGTAAACGCATGCGTCTAATAGTTCTTCTAGCGTTTCTTTTTCCCAATTCCTACCATCAAAAACATCCAGTTGTTCACCATATTCCCTCTTGCCAATGTCCAGTCTTTGCTTTATAAGCTCTATTATCTTATCGTTCATGCTAGCTCAGAACTAAGGGCGCGAAGGAGGACACGGGTTTTAGACAAGTGAGGTCTGCTCAAGGGATTCGCGCCCTTAGTAATTATAAGCATTTATCACACACTTCTCTTTCTTTGCCATAAGTTACAAAATCCTCATAATGTAAAACATGTATTTTTCCATTAGTTTTACGTTTTTTTTCCCAGCATTTTTTGCACCTACAACAATATTTAATATTTACGTCTGCTTTTTTACCATCGTAATCCGTAAATCCATTATATTTTTTGGGGGCACGATTTAAATCGTCAACTATCAGTTCCTTAATCATAAAGTAATAATCCTACCACAGGTTAATATTATAATGATAAACAACTTATTTTTAACAAAATCGAAAAGCGCCAACCTTGCATTAATGCACCCCCAAATTTTCTAACAGACTACCCAATGATTGAGTTGATTCATCTGAGCTTGTGCTAGCTTGAGTTTTTCCTGGAAGGCCAGATTCTGGTGTTCTGGGACTTCTGGGCTTTGCTAGCTCAGCTTTTTTTGCTCTTATTTCAATCATGGCACTTACTTTACTAAGATAAAAATCTTCCTTACAAGACTTACACAATGCTTTACTACCTGTAAAATCTTCTTCTTTTGTTTTTATTTCATGCTCACAACTTGGACACATATATTCCTTTTCAATATCTTTCTTCACAGATAATCTATCAACAGTTTTTGTATCGCTCAATAATTCATCATTAAATCGCTCTTGATTTAGCCATGTGCTAGCCATAGGAATATACTCTGCGCTTGTACCATGTTGTTTCCAATATTTTTTGTAAGATTCTAGGCCGTTTATAATGGTCTCAACAGAAGTTCCTTTTTTTCTAAGACTAATAAACTTATCTTGAGCTCTCTTTTTATTATCGCGTCTTGGATATATTGACCAAAAATCGCTTTCAAATTCTTTTTTAAATATTTGGTTATCGTTATTTTTCTTTATTTTAACCTCTACTTCTTCTTCTACTTCTATTATGGATGGCTCAGCTATAGCCTTGCTATGGCCTTGCCATCTAGACTTTGCACCTTTACGACCATTAGCACTCATTCTTTCTCTGTATTCTATCATATTTGTACGTTCAGATTCTAGTCTTCTATTATATAGTCTACCGTTTTTTTCAAAAAAGCAATCACGTACAATGCTCCAATCAGCATCAAAATCATTATGATTACCGCATAATATTCTAAGTTTTAGCATATCAGACGGTAGTGAACCCTCAATCCATTCGTATGCTAGCAAAGTTATATATATACCTCTTTGCGCCATTGTCATAGTTGTTACGTTTATATCAGATAAAAAATCACCAGCATAGAATTGAAATGCTGGAGCTTTCCCTATTTTATTACCCATTTTTGTTTTCCTCGTTTTTTGTTATTATGTTTTCTCTTTTTATAGAATAATATTTTTTTCTAGGAAATTTAGATATTATGAAAATAATATCATTAGATACAGATGCTACTTCACCGCTTACGTAATCTTCTTCCCCGCTTGGCAGGGTAATCTTCGCAGTTACCTGCTCCCCTAGATTATATTCCCTCATCGATTCTCCTTCCTATATCCGCCATCCTTTCTGCTTCAATCATTGCTTTTTCTTCTGACTTAAAATCCTCAGTATCATCATGTATTAATTCTAGAAACTCATTAAACGGTAAAATTGCATAAATTGTTCCCCTATCTTCTTTAACAACTTGTACGTCTACAGTATCGGGATTAGGCTTTATCCATTGTGCTATATTTTTTCTAACTTTGCATTGAACTCGCCATTCTTTATCTTTACCTGTTAGTACGACATCAACTTCTTCTGCATGCCCTAGTGATAGACCGTTGCTAGCATAGGCTCTTTCAGCTTCTACATTGTTTTGTTTAGCAATATTAACAACTTCACGTTCAAATCTATTACCTTTTTGTTTACTTCTACTTGGCATAATTTATTCCTATTTGTATAGGGGCAAGAAAAAGCTCTTGCCCCTGTTATCATGTGACCTTGCGGAGTCCTACATGAATGTTAAGTTGTAATTATCACCTACAGTTACTTGCTCAATAAACTCATATTTAGCATAATTACTGTCCCTTCCTCGTCTATCTTTAGAGCTTACCATTTTGGTTACTATGTTGTAACCTTCTCTTCTGAGCCTTAATATTACATCAGATAATCTTGTAATGCCATATTGTTGTATGGCCGTCCATGATGTAATAGACTTATTTTCTTTTAAATGCTCTAAGATAATCTCTTTTTGCCCTTTAGAATGGTAATTCATCATCTACCCCCAACTCTAAACTTGGTTCAGAACTTAGTTGCATTTCTCTTTGAATCTCTTTCTCTTCATGCTTATCTGCTTTCTTCTTAGCATCCATATTTTCAGATGCTCTAGCAGTAATTTCTGCTACCGCCATAGTTTGCCATTTCACATTATCTGAATTATTAGCTAACCAAGTTATGTAATCCTTTGGTAAATCTCGCCACAGTTCTCCTTTATGCTTACCAAAAGTTATTGCAGAATCCCTTGCATCATCAGTATGCACATAAGGCTCATTGCTTTGAACTTGACCATTACTTGAAGAAGCGCTAGCTTTTGTATTTTGTTGAGATATTGCATTAGCAACTTCATCAGCAGATGCAAACTCAGTTCCACCAAATCCAGCACTAGCTAATGCTCTACCGATAGCAGATGTTTCGCAGTTTTCTAGCGCAGAAGTTTTATTAATCATACTACTATCATACACCTCTTCAGCATGTCCTGTATATATGCTTTCATTTACAGAAACTGTAGCTTTCATCACTACTTTATTTTCTTGGGTAAAACATATTTTTGTCTTAATGCTTTTTATTGCATCCTTATGTTCTTCATGAAAAAGATTAACTCTTTCAGCAACTGTTCGGTATTCTTTACCATGTATTTTTACAGACATATTTACTCCTCTGTTATGTTCTTTGTTGTTTGATAGCTAAAGCTAGTAGTCTCTTCTTCAGAGCAAATATTGGGAACATCTCCCCATATTTTTATATGCTCAGCAATAGCTTTTTTATTTGGTTTTTCAACGACTCTAGTTGGTATGTTGTTGTCAAATGAAAACTTCAACAATGTTTTATCGTCGCTAAAATTTACTTTTTTTCTTGTGGTTAATCGAAGTACACCATTAGGCAACTTTGATGTTTTCTTACCAGAGTTTTGATTTTCTAATTTCATGTGTTGCTCTAGCAAGTGAGTTCTATAATTAATTTGACTTTGCACAGAGTAAATTCTCCTGTCATAAAAATCAATTGACTCTTGTTTTCTCATTTCTAGTTCTTCAATATCCCTCTCCAACTCTTTAATCTTCCATAAAAGCTGGTCAGCATGCACATCTTTTATTTGTACTTGCTCTTCAGAAATCCTATAATCTTTTTCGTTTTTTAATTCATCTAAAACAAGTACAGGATGAGATTCTTTTGTATCGCTACTCATTTTACCCCCTTTTTAAATGGTGACTCAAAAAACTTATACACTCCTCGTATAACTGCATCCATAAATAAATTTTTTGATTTACGCTTATATTTTTTTATTAGTTTCAATTATGTCCTCCTTTAGTTGGTTATCTGTAGATTTTGGAGCTAAAACTCTAAAACCTAAGTTTTCTGCTAGTTTGTAAATAGTGTAGTACAAATTTTTAGCATCTTCATCTGTATTTTTTTTACCTTTTTTAATCGTCATTCTTAACACATTATCTTTATGCATAACTACATCCTTTTAATACTATTTGATTAAAGTAATCACATCCTTTTTCTGCAAAACAATCTTTTCCTTCATGTTCTTTGCTGAGAATTTGAGCAATCTGTTTGCCACTTTTATTTCTAACAAACATAACACCACTACACTTGCCTACATTATAATTAGCGCACTCTTGCCGAGCAACTGACTCACTTTTTTTCATGTTGACCTCTTATAATTATTAGTTCTTTCACTAAAGTTCAAGAACTAATAATTATAGGTCTATAGGTTTATATACTGTTTTATTAATAAGATTATCTAGTTCTGTTCTGACTATGATAAAATTCTTACCGTTTGGCTTACTTGCTTTAAGTGTCCCTGTTTTTATCCAACTTCTAACAGTACCAACTGTTACATTAAGTTGATTAGCAACATCTTTTACTGAGTAAAATTCTTGCATAATATTCCTTTCCCTTTGTTTTGTTGGGTTTGAATATAGTTAGTAAAAAGAATATTACAAAAGTTTTTTATATTTTTTTCTTTTATACTTTAAATATTCAGCGCCTTCGTAAGGATTAAAGAACGTAGTAATAAGCCTATTATCATTATCTTCATATGCTGGGTCGATAATCGTAACAGGAGCGTTAAATATATTTCTATCATCTAATCCTAGCTTATCTGCGTAACTGTCCATGTTTTTAAATGACGCTACCTGTATAGCATGACTTATGAGCCCGCTAGCAGGGTCTTTTAAAACCTGATAACCTGACACGTGAATATGGCCCGCTGTTAGAATATGGTCTCTCCAGCCTGTTTGCACAGCTCGACTTATAGCATGAGCTGTATTCCACATCGAATGGCCCTTAAATTGATGCCTAGCATTTATACGCACCGTCCTGCCGTTCGGAAAAATTAAGTTCATTCTAGCACCGTGCTGTTGATATATAGTAGGCTTACCTCGCATAATAAAATCTAGCGGGTCTCCGTCACCACTCCACACATCGTGATTACCAGCTATAAGATATAACCAAGTTAGCTTTTCTAGAAAATACTCAGTTAAAGCCCAAGATTCTTTAGCAGTTGTTGCTTGCTGACCGTGTAGTGCCTGTAGTCTTCCTACCCAATTATTTTGAACATCACCTAAATTGCCAGCAAACATACCATCAGTTGATTTTATAAGGTCGCACAAATCAAATATTTCAGACAAATTTGTACCATCGTCATCTACATGCGGGTCTCCAAAATGGCATATACCTATAGGCCCGTTTATATTAATAGATATATCTATTAACTTTTTTTGTTCATGTGCAGAATATTTTTTATTGTATCTTTTATTTCTATATTTAATAAGGTCATGTATATCAATATCTTCTTCGGGTTCATATACTCTTGCAAATTTATTTTTTTCTAAAATTTTTGGAGAAATAGTTTTTTTATAACAAGAATTACAAAAATATCTTTGTCTTTTTCTATTGTTTTTCCAATATTGCCATCCATCTTTCCTAATATCACTTAATCCACAATGCGGACATCCAACAATATTCCCATCTGCGTCTTTACAAAATTTATCTTTTGTAAGACCGTTGTTTTGTTTACTCAAAATTAATCCAGCAATTCAATATGAACTAAATCGTCAAAGCTATTATCTGCAATTTCTCCATCACTATCCCAATCTCCACCCCAACGAATATTTATGTTAAGTTGCTTTGCAATTCCTCTTAGCATGCCACCCATATAATGAAACCTTTCTCTATCTTTCCAATTTATCGGATAAGGCGCTAGGTCAACGGCCTTACCTTCAAGATGTTTACTATATTTTGTTTTTGATTTACCTTGTGCTAGAAGCTCTTTTTGTCTTTCTTTATTTCTTAATCCTTCAATAATAGTTACATCCATTATTTTTATAAGTTCATTAAGAATATTTACTAGCTTTGGATTAACGCCTTTTAATCTTTTTTTTGAACGTTTGCCAAATCGATACATTACTTACCTTTAAATAATCCTTCAACAATATCAGCAACTAAATCTACGCATTTTTCAAAAAATATTTGCTCTTTTTCTTCTGATACAAAAGGTATATCAATTTTGTCATTAATTTTAGTAGCTAATTCTTCTTGAAACTCATCAGACTGTACCCAAGCTACTGCTTTTTCTTTAAATTGGTCTGCTTGCTGTTCAGCAACTGCTAGCATAATTTTTCTTATATCCATTATTTAATCTCCTTTATTTTTAATTTAATTTCTTGAATATCCTCAATTATAACGTCTAATTTGTATGTAATAAGCTCTCTATCTGCTTCTAATTCAATCTTATTTGCTTTTAAATTAAGACTTTTTTTAATTAAATCAATATCATATTGCATAAAACCAAATGCTAGCGTTACAGAGCAAATTAAAGCTATTATTGTTACAATATTTTCTAATGATATGTTAGTATTTAATTTCATTAATGTTTACCATTTAATCTACTAATAACACCTTTTATTTCCGATATTTGATTGTCCAAATCATTAATTTCCTTCGTAATCGAATCAAACTTTCTGTCAAGTTTGTCGTCACTCTTATTCCACCTCCCAATAAGCTTAATAACCATACCTTCCATGTTCTCAAGTGTTTCACTTTGACCTCTATTTTCGGTTTTTAAGTCTTGTAAAGCCTCTGCTTGTGTACTTCCCCTTTTGTTCATAGAGTAAACGACATACACTAACAAAGCTCCTACGACACCTATCATACCCGTTTCGCTGTAAACTTCTAAAAAATTCATTTTTCTTCAACTCCGAACTCTTCTTATTTCTCTATTAATAAAATAAGTATGTTCAATATTATCTAATTCAACACTTAAATCAGAAATCCACCAATCATTTGGTAATTTTATTTTCTTTTTCTTTTTTTCTTTCCCCATGACAACGGGTTTAGATTTAATTCTGTTTCGTACCACTCTAATTGCTCTTGCATTTTATTTATTTTTACTTCTTCTTCAGCTATATGTTTATTGACAAGCTCTTCAATGTTAGTATCAGCGAGTTCCACTCTTCGCTCAAGTTCTTTAATTCTATTTTCAACTTGTAAGTACGAATAAACAAGTCCAGCGATAACCACAACTGCTTGAATAAGCCACTTAATA